CAGGCGCAACGCATCACGCAATTGACAGAATACGCGTCTGTGGGAAACGCGGCACGGAGCTTCCGCACGTTGTCCACGCCTGTGGTCATGTCGTCCATGATCCGCTCGGCGTCAAACGCATAGCGGGCAAAGCCGGTCACCGTATCGCCGAATAGAGCTATATAGTCCTGCTCAGTTGCGTAACTCATACCGCGCTCCCCTTTCCGTTAAGCCGTTTTGGCGGTGACAGTGCCGGTGGCGGTGGCGACAGCCTGACCGGTGCCGTTAAGCTCCACAAGGGTGTACTTGTAGCCGTTGGTCGTGGCCACCACATCACCGCTCTCGATCTTTGTCCACCCGGTGGTGTCCATCTGCGCCAGATAGCTGGGCGCGGCGGGCGCGGTACCGGACGCGGCCTTGAACCAGAAGGTACCGCCGGCCACGGGATCGGTGGAGATGGTCACCACGCTGTCGCCAACTGCCGCGCTGGCAGCGGTGGAAGCGGCGGTGCTGGCGCTCAGAGCGCCCAGAGAGCCGGAGGCTTCGATCTTCACAACAGCCACGCCGTTGATGTACTCGAAGAACAGGGACATACCCATAATGGCGTAGCTCTCGCTCACCATGGTGGCGTAGTTGCCCTGGGTGTGATAGCCGATCAGCGGCGTGTCGCCCCAGGTAGTGAAGTCCAGGCCGGCACGGGCAAAGTCAGAACTGGAGGGGTCGACATAGTAGGCGACCAGATTCTCCACAGGCGTTGCAATGACATTGCCTCTGGCAATATCGCTGTCAGAGCCCAGGAAAATCACGCTGTAGCCCATGAAGTCCCGGATATAGTTCAGGCCGAATTCAGTCTGCACGGTTACATCTGCGCTGCCCAGGTAGGTGTAGAAGTCCAGGATGTTGACAAAGCCGACTACGCTGGTGGTCGCGATCTTCATCATCTTGAACTGATTCAGCACAAGACCGCGCGCCATAGCCAGAGCGGCCTGGAACGTGGTCTGAATGTTGGTCAGCTCGCCGGTGGCCAGATAGGCGTACAGATCATCGTTGACCTTGCCCTCCAGCTCAGCCAGAAACGCATCGTCGGTACGGGCCACCGCCACGTCATAGCCGTAGGACTTGATGGCCTCGATGGAGACGGCCTTGGCGTACTTGTCAATGGTCATCTCGGTGATGGGCACCTGGGTCACAGTGGCGAGAGAATACGGGACCTCCTCGCCCTCATTCACGGAGCCGGACTGCAGGGACACGCTCGCGCGCAGCATCCGCAGCGTCGCGCCGGGCTCCTTGCGGATAGGCCGGGTAATGCCCAAAATTTCCCGCAGGGCTTCAAAGTTGCGCTGGAATCTGGTCTGTCGTCTACGGAGTTGTACTTCTTCCCCGCAGGCGTTCCCGGAATCCGCGTGGTAAAGCGGGCCGGGGGGTTGCTCTCATCCAGGAAAGCGGATGCGTCGCGCGCCTTGATTGCCTGAATGGCGTCGTCAAAGCCCAGGATCACACCGTTGTCCAGCTTCAGGCCCTTGGCTCTGATCTCATCCATGACAGCCTTCTTGGCGCTCTCGCTGGTGAATTTCAGCGCATCGAACTTTGCCTTGAGCGCGTCGTCAAAGTCCCGCTGTGCCAGCTTGGCGGCGGCGTCCCGCTCAGCCTCGGCCAGCTTTGTCCGCAGCGTGGAAAGCTCGCCCTGGATGGACTGCACGTCCACGCCCTCGAAGCTTTTTAGCGTCTCCTGAGCGGTCTCCAGCTGCGCCTTGTAGTTGTCCCGTTCGGTCTCTGCCCGGCCCAGCTTCTTGTCAAACTCGGCGCGGGTGAGATAGTTGTCGGCCACCTTCTTGTTCAGTTCGGCAACCTTGTCCTCGGAGACCTCCAGCCCGATTTCCTTGATGATCTCGATGATGTTCTGCATAATATCCTCCTACATGGCTTATTAACCGCTTTGTCTGCGGTATGGATTCAGCCGGATAAACCACCGGCGGGGTAAATGGGTATGAAAAAAGCAGCCGCCTTTTTAGACAACTGCTTTGATCAACTATTTGTGCCCGATCAGACAGGCATAGAAAAACCACGGTACTTGAAGCATCGTGGTTAAGATACTACTTCGTCAAAAATTTGATCTATGATTGCTCTTTTCAATGTTCCCTTTTCATCATCCTCGACTATTTCCCATTTCCCGGGTGAAGACGATCCGTCAGGGGCGCATGGACCTACAGCAAAATATAAATATCCGTCCGGTTCATCCGGGAGCTTTTCCCAATACGGATAGCCTTCATCATCAATGATTCGGAGAAATTGATATTCAACACTAAGGCATTCATAGATTTTGCCATCAGTAAGTCCAGCATACCCGCCGTAAAATGTTTCTCCAATATATTTTACCTTCATGGCTTAATCACCCTAACGCATTTTTCACTGTAATGTTTTCCATTCCGTTCAACCCAATGAACATCGTACTTAAAGTTCTCTGTTTGAATTATACCGCCTTTTTTCTGCCATTGCAACGGATCGCCACCAGAGTCCTGTACATAGTAGGAAACATCTCGAAATTCGGTTTTTGAACCATATCCGGCAATAAAACGAATACTAGATAGTTCAACCCCTTTGGGGATTATTCCCGTGTATAATGGAGAATTGGCCAAAATAGTACTTTGTGTCTTTACCGCTTGCGCCGCTCTCGCCGCGGCAGTCGCTTGTTTCCGATCCCACTGGGCAATAGACAGCCGTTCATCCAGCCGCTTCAAGCCGTTCTCTTCGCAAAATCTATTATACTCCCCATTCTGCTTTTTGAGAAGCGCTGATTTCTTCTGATATTCAAGCTCTAAACCGGGGCGGGTTGCCTTATCCGCATTGTCCACGCCCGTTTTCAGGCCCATGACCTCGCGCTTGGTTTTGCGGATTCGCCGCTCCAGTTCTCTTTGACGCTGGGACAGCTCATAAGCCTTGCGGTTTTCCTCTGTGTCGATTTTCTCAAACGGATTGTGGGAAACGCCCTCGATATAGGGAGAAACAGAGTGCCGGCAGTTGACGCCCATCAGGCCGGTGATCTCCCCCAACTCTGTCGCGGCCACCAGCTCCCGGTATTTCGCCTTTTCCTCTGCCGTGGCCTCTGCGTGTCCCATGGTGTCGACAGGCCAGACAGTGCTTAAGCGGTTCCAGTCGATCCAGAACACCCGTCCTTGCCACACCTCATGCGTGGGTCTGGCCCCCATGTGCGCGGAAGTCAGCGCCAGGGTGATTCCGTTGCGAACTGCCTGCGTCATTGTCACTTGCCCGCAGGTTTGGGCCACGCCGGTACGCACAGCTCTAAGCGTTGCAGTCTCTATTGTATCTCGCCAGCCGCTGGGGTAATCCACATATACCCCGTCTCTGGAAATCGCCGTAACAGCCTCTTTGACGGCCTCTGTATAGGATACTGCGCCGGACACGACCTGATTATAGGCCCTGTCACATTGCCGAATAAAGAGCTGCTGTGCCGCCAAAGCTGTGGTTCTGGTGTAGTTTGCCCACTCCTGCAACGTGGCCTCATAGCTCCGCTGCAAAACACGAAGCAAATAAGGCGACTGTGTTAACGCTGTCTCCGAAATCCCTGCGGCTTTGTAAACGGCGTTGTCATACCGAAGGGTCTGCACGCCCGCATCCTCGAAAGCCGCCTTGAGCTCTTTCCGCTGGAGCCTTGTCTTTTTTGCGATTTCGGCTTGAATATCCTCCAAAAGATACCCCGCGTCCTGCAAAACCTCAAGCTGCCACTTGTCCCGGGCGGTCAGCAAATAGCCGTCGCCTCGCTGCAGCCGAAGCACAATCCGCCGCACGATCTGGTTGATGATCTCACTGTGCAGGTCCGAAGCGATCTCCTCCGCGCCCTCAGAGAGCCGGAGAATATAATCCGGGGAAAGCATTTACTCCTCCGCGCCGAATAAAGGCTCAGTAGATTGGGCGGCAGCCTCAAGCGCTTTCGCGTCCTCCTCGGTATAGCCCTCGAATTTCACCAGATAGTACCAGAACGGCACGCGCCCGGCGGTGACATAGGAATACCATCTGGCCTTGTCCTCCTCAATGTTCAGCGTGATATCGCCAAAATCATAGGCCAACTCGTAAGTACCCCTCGGGGCCTCCCCATAGGCGTCCGCAAAGCGATCCAGTGCGTACACGAGTCCGTCAATGGCATACTGCAGAGCCTTGCGCACATCGTTGATCAGCTGGATCGTGCGCCGGTCGTCGCTCTCCACCTGAGTGGCCGTCACCATCCCGGTTTTCTCGTTGAATACGAAATAGCCGTTGGAGAATCCGCACTTGAAGCCGATCTGAGAGAGCAGCGCATTGATACCCGTCAAGCGCGTCTCCGTGTTGAGTGCGGGATTGATCTCGTGGTATATATCTGTTCCGCTGCCGTCGCCCTCGACCGCTTTGACGAAATCCGGCAAGCCCGCCTCGCGCACCAGTATGTCTTTGTTGATCTGGCCACGCCCACCCACGAACAAGCGGTCACTGTCAAGCAACACCGTGCGCTTGCTGTCTCCGATCTCTTTTGCGTTCCGGCTATACGCGATATCCAGATCCTTGAGCTCTTGAATCGCATCGGAAAACAACGGCAGTCCAAGAGGACTGTCGATCTCCACATTGTTGGCGGCAGGCATCTTTAAGATGCCGAACAAAAGCCTGTCTACGCCCTCGGCGGTAATGTCAGAGGACAGCGCATATTCCGCCCACGGCGTAGTCTCGACCTCTACAGGCCGACCTTCATCGTTCTTGCTGCTGCCGACAAAATAGCGGTTTTTGATCTCATAGACTACGCCATCATAGTAATGATACTCCAAGCGGGTATACCACTTGTCTGCCGCTTTAAAGGATCGTTTCATGGCGATTTCCTCTCCGTTCTTTCCAGACGGTTTCAGGCGCCTATGCCGAGAACCTCAACAAGCTCAGTGTATTTCGCATAGTCCGCCTTGAACTGCTCATTCAGCGAATCATAGAGGAAAGAATTCAAAACGGGGTCGCTCATTTCCTCGCATGTCTGGACATACTCCTCGTCGGTCATGAGCTCAGCGAAGGTTTCCCGCAGGAGCTCAACGATCTCAGTCGGCGTGTCAGAGGGCGCCATGAGGATGCGATAGAACAGAACATTTGCCTCCGGGATGCCGATGTCGTTCACAGTCGGCACGCTGAGACCGTTCTCCTGGATGCCGCCGCACTCCAGCAACGTGATCACATTGCCTTCCTTTGCCTGGGGCACGGTAACGCCTGCGGGGACCACAACGGCGTCCACATGGCCGCCGACGCAGTTTGCCATGGAGTCAGCGCCGCCGTTGAAGGGCACCAGCTCGATCTCCAGGCCCAGAGCGTTGCACACACTGTAGGCAGCCATACCGGAGGCGTCGCCGAGACCGGCGCATCCCACCGTGACCTTGCCGGGGTTCGCCTTGCAATAGTCGATAAACTCATCCATGTTGGAGATGCCCAGATTCTTATTGACGCTCAGATACAGGGGGCCGACCTCGTTGCCAATGATGGGCGTAAAGTCCTTAAATATGTCATAGTCAGAGCTGTACGCAATAGAGCCAATGACGAAAGAGGGACCATTGGAGCAGAGCAGCGTATAGCCGTCGTGATCGCGGTTCAGGACCTCAAGAATGCCGGGAATCGTGTTGCCGCCAGTGATATTCTCTACGACGATCTTTCAGCCCAGGAGCTTTTCGAGTCGGGCGGCCATCAAACGTCCGTTGACATCCACGCCGCCGCCGGCAGAGAACGGGCAAATAAACGTAATCTCTTTCTCAGGATACTTGAGCTCAGGCGCGGCGGATTGGGGCGCCTGGGATGCGGCCGGAGCGGGCGTGTTGTTTCCGCCGCAACCAATGAGACAGCTGAGCAGCAGAGCTAGTACAAGTAGCATTGCAGTCTTTTTCATTTTGTGTTCTTCTCCTTCCTTGTTTGCGCTGTTTTATTCATGTCCTTTCTAAAACAAGCGATTGCATTTAGAATGCATTTATATTATAATTAACTCGATGCTGAGTCACAATCGAGGCTTTCAATACCAGACATAAGTTAAACTTATGTCCCACTCATTTTTCGTGATTTTAGTTGTAGAATCCCTCTAGAATTTGTTGATATTTGAAGCCTATTTGTTTGATTTGCTTATTTTTTTGCTTAATTTATTTGTTAGCGCAGACATGGACAGTGGAGAATAATCAAAGGAGGGATGCAGATTGGAGATCCGTGAATTTAATTATCTTCTGGAAATTGAAAAGACCGGCAGCATCTCTCTGGCGGCGGAGAATCTTTATATTTCGCAGTCCGCTCTCAGCCAGTTTCTGAAGAATTACGAGAATGACCTGAATATCAAGCTTTTTTACAGAACGCCCTATGGTGTGAAGCCGATCTTCGAGGGAGGACGATTTCTGGAAGCCATCCGCAATGTGTATGAAGAGTTCCTCAAACTCCAGAATAATATCCTGACGGCAGATATATTCAGTTCGGGACGACGGATTTCAGAGCCTCTTTTGTCTTTCCGGATTTTCTCAATCTGTTCAATCGGAAATACCCACGGTCTCATCTCACGCTCATAGAAGACAATGCGTCCAATAACGGATATGTCCGCGATGTCATCTTAGCTTATAACCCTAATTTTATCCATCGGCCCTCTGCAATGACTTTTTATGAGATATTTAATGAAAGCTTGAATACATCCTTTCTCCACCGCATCCTGTGACTTTGTGCGGGAAGAGTTCCGGAACTTTAGCTTAGGTTAGGAAAAGTCGCGGCGCTTGAGCACCGCGGCTTTTCCATCTTAACATGTTCTTTATGAAATACATGATATAATTATAAAAAATACGGGGAGCGTTGGATTTGAACGAAAAAATCAATCGAATGCAGAATATCGATCTGCGCCTGAGCATCTCCTGGCGGGACAGTCTCATCACAGTGGGGATCCTGGTGATCACCACGGCGCTCTGCTTCCTGCTGAACCAGATCTCCACTGGCGGCGATTATCCCCATATGCTCTTTCTGGTATCCGTGCTGCTGATCTCCCGCTTCACGGACGGCTACCTCTACGGCATCGTAGCCTCGTTTTTGGGGGTCATCTGTGTGAACTTCGTGTTTACTTACCCTTATTTTGAATTTAACTTCACGCTGACCGGCTATCCCCTCACCTTCCTGTGTATGCTCACCACCTCCATCCTCACCTGCGCGACCACGGCGCAGTTCAAGCGCTCGGAGAAGATCCGGGCAGAGATCAATGAAGAAAAGCTCCGGGGCAATCTGCTCCGGGCCATCTCCCACGATCTGCGCACGCCCCTCACCAGCATCGTGGGGTCGTTGCAGGCGGTCATCGAAAACCGCCAGGTCATCTCCGAGGAGGACCGGATCAAGCTGCTCACCGAGGCGAAGGACGATGCACAGTGGCTCATCCGCATGGTGGAAAACCTGCTTTCCATTACCCGGGTCACCTCCTCCCCCGCCGCAATCAAAAAAACGCCGGAGGCCGCCGAGGAGGTCGTCGGCGACGCGGTGGGCAAGATCAAACGCCGGTTTCCGGCGGTGGAGGTCACCGTGTCCGTGCCGGACGAGCTGCTTCTGGTCCCCATGGATCCGCTGCTCATTGAGCAGGTGCTGGAGAATCTGATGGAGAACTCCGTGCTCCATGGTCAGAAGACCACGCGCATCAACGTCAGTGTCCGCAGCCTCGGCGGGAATGCCCTTTTCACGCTGATGGACGACGGGGCGGGCATTGATCCCGCCGTCATGGAGCATCTGTTCGACGGCAGGCTCATCCACAACGCCAGCCGGGAGGCCGACAGCAAAAAGAACATGGGTATCGGCCTGTCCGTCTGCATGAGCATCGTCCGGGCCCACGGCGGCGACATGACCGCCTCGAACATCCCGCAGGGCGGCGCTACCTTCCAATTCACCCTGCCCCTGAAGGAGAGATCGGAAGATGAACAATAAACAGAAGATTCTCATCGTGGAGGACGAGCAGAGCATCGTCGGCTTTGTCACAGCCGTGCTTGCGGCCAACGGCTACGATGTGATCCAGGCCAGGACCGGCGCCCAGGCCAGGACCATGGTCACCAGCCATTGCCCGGATCTGGTGCTTTTGGACCTGGGGCTGCCGGACGAGGACGGCGCAGAGATTATCAAATTCATCCGGAGCTGGACGGGACTTCCCATCATCGTGGTCTCCGCCCGGTCCCGGGAGCAGGATAAGGTGGAGGCGCTGGACCTGGGGGCGGACGACTACATTGCCAAGCCCTTCGGCACCTCTGAGCTGTTGGCACGCATTCGCACGGCCATGCGGCACAGCAATGCATCCGGTCTCCAGAATCCTGTGGAGGGCCGGATCTTCCAGGCTGGTAATCTGACCATCGACTACGAGCGCCGGCGGGTCACCCTCGGCGGGAACGACGTCCATCTGACGCAGAACGAGTATAAGATCGTATCGCTCCTCAGCCGCAACGCCGGCAAGGTCCTCACCCACGATTTTATTATCCGGGAGATCTGGGGGCCGGGCCTCAAGGGCGACAACCAGATCCTTCGGGTCAACATGGCCAACATCCGGCGCAAGCTGGAGAAAAACCCGGCCGTTCCGGAGTACATCCTCACGGAGGTCGGCGTCGGCTACCGGATGGTTGAAAACGAGCTTTGAATTTTCTTAACACCGTTTTAGCGGTTTTTCTGCTATAATCGACACAAGAATGCATCGACGTATTGTATCCTCTCTTTTTCTGTTCCTCAAGAAAGAGCCATGGTGTCTGACTGTGGCTCTTTCGCTGTAAATAGCTGTCATTGACATTTCTCAGAACTCTTTATATAATATTCTAATGCCCAGAAACAGAGAGGCGGGATAGAATGGATAATATAAAGAGTCATCTGACAGCGACGCTGCAGTATGTGACGACGCTGCTCAAATGGATCGTGGTCGGCTGCTGTATCGGCCTGGTGGGCGGCGCTGTGGGCACGCTTTTCCACGTCGCCGTGGACGTCTGCACCCAGGACCGGACTACATATCCGAAGCTCATGTTTCTGCTGCCCTTTGCGGGCATCGTCATCGTGTTCACCTACCGGCTGCTCCAGGTGGAGGGCCGGGGTACCAACACCATCATCAAGTCCATCAATGCCGGCGCCGACATTCCCATTCTGCTGGTGCCCGCCATCTTCATCGGCACGGTGCTCACCCACCTGGGGGGCGGCAGCGCCGGCCGGGAAGGGGCGGCGCTGCAGCTGGGCGGCGGCATCGGCGCCAAGGTGGGCGCTCTGTTCCGTTTGGACGAACGGGACCAGCGGGAAGCCACGCTCTGCGGTATGAGCGCTTTGTTCGCGGCTCTGTTCGGCACGCCGCTGACGGCGGCCATGTTTGCCATGGAGGTCATCAGCGTTGGCATCGTCCATTACAGCGCCTTTGTCCCCTGTTTGATCTCCGCTCTGACCGGCTGTTTCGTGGCCCGTTTTTTCGGCGTGGAGCCCACGGCCTACGTTGTGAGCGCGGTCCCTGCCCTGGAGCTCCATACGCTGGTGGCAGCGGCTGTTCTGGCGGCGGTGTTCGCTGTGGTCAGCATCCTTTTCTGCTCTGCGCTCCACCACGGAGAGGCATGGATGACCCGCGTTTTGCCCAATCCCTACATCCGGGTCGTGGCCGGCGGTCTGCTGATTTTGCTCCTCACCGTTCTGCTTCGCGCAACGGATTACAACGGCGCAGGGGTGGACGTCATTCAGAGGGCCATAGAGGGCACAGCCCGGCCCGAGGCGTTTCTCCTGAAGATCCTTTTCACCGTAATCACTATCGGCTGCGGCTTCAAGGGCGGCGAGGTGGTGCCCACCTTCTTCGTGGGGGCTACCCTGGGCTGCGTTCTGGGCCCCCTGGTGGGCTTGCCCGCCAGCTTTGCCGCTGCGCTGGGTCTGGTTTCCCTGTTTTGCGGCGTGGTCAACTGCCCGGTCACTTCTATCTTCCTCGCCATAGAGCTGTTTGGCGGCGCCGGCCTGATTTTCTACGCGCTCTCCTGCGCTCTGAGCTATATGCTCTCAGGCTACTACGGGCTCTATTCCAGCCAGAAAATCATGTATTCCAAGCTTCGGACGGAATACATCAATACCAAGGCGCACTGATCCGCTTGACGTGATATGTAGAATATGATAATCTAGTACTAAATACTAGATTAAAAAGATCTCCGCGAAAGGTCCTTTGCATGAAACTGACTGGTTTTTCTGACAAAAACGCCTTTTATCTAGGCGTTGATATCGGCTCCACTACCGCCAAGGTCGTATTGATCGACGGCAACGAGGTGTTGTATGAGTGCTATGAGCGCCATTTCTCCCAGGTACGGCAAAAGACGCTGGAGTTGGTGCGCCGGCTCACGCCCTATCTGGATGCTCGGCCGATCCGCATCGCCATCTCCGGCAGCGCCGGTCTCGGCCTGGCCCGGGCGGCCTCCCTGCCCTTCGTGCAGGAGGTCTTTGCCACCGGCGA